GTCAAAAAACTCAACTCCCTTTCTTTCTCTGGCTGTCTCCGGCGTCTGGGCAACCGGCGGGCTTCTCAGTTACCGCTGTCGTTCCGGGCTTTGACACCAAATCGCCTGATTGTGGTATGAGCGTCTCGTCTCCAGCAGGCCATCAAAACCTATGGCGTTGACAGAACCCGCAACCGACACGCGATCGCAGGCGCAGGCCCACCGCGATCGCATGGCCAAGCGGTCGCGCGAGAAGTTCTCAGCGGTCTCCGAGATCGGGGACCTGCAGCCGGTCGCCAATCGGGAGCGGCGCGAGGCGTGCCGGTTCGACCCCGAGCGGTTCCTCGTGGAATACTTCCCTAGGTCAACCGGGCTGACTCCATTCTCCGATGACCATCGTCGGGTGATTCAGCGAATGAAGCGCTGCATCCTCGAGGGCGGGCGGTTCGCGAACGCGGTCTATCGCGGGTTCGCCAAGACCACGATGGCGGAAAACCTCGCGCTGTGGGCGGTGCTGTACGGTCACCGCAAATTCATTCCCCTGTTCGGTGCGAACGAGCGGGCGGCGAAAGACTCGATCGAGTCCTGGAAGAAAGAGTTAAGCGAGAACGAGGAGCTGGCTGGCGACTTTCCCGAAGTGTGCCAGTCGGTCTGGGCCCTCGAAAACAAGCCCCAGCGTTGCGCAAGCCAGACGTTCAGCGGTGAGCTGACTCACGTTCAGTGGACCGCGGAGAAAATCGTTCTGCCCTCGCTGCGGATGACCGCCCAGGTGGCTGCCGCTCTCGGCGTCGACGTGGACGACGAGGGATACCCACCGTCGGCCGGGGCCATCCTCACTGCTCGCGGGATTTCCGGGGGCAGCCGCGGGTTAAAGCACAAGCGACCGAACGGGATCCAGCAGCGTCCCGACTTCGTGATCATCGATGACCCGCAGACCGACGAGGAGGCGGCCTCGGCCCACAGCGTGAACAAGACGCTGTCGATCATCCGGAAATCGCTCCTCAACCTAGGGGGCCACCGACAGCGAATCGCCGTGGTCATGAACGCGACGGTTATCGAGCCGGACGACGTCGTCGACCAGTTGCTCGACAGCCAGAAGAATCCGGCCTGGCAGCGGGAACGGATCCCGATGGTCAAGTCCTGGTCGAAGGCTCACGAGACGTTCTGGCTCGGTGATTACGCTAAAGCCTGGCGAAGCTACGACCCCGACATCGAGGGCGATCAGGACCGTGCTCACGCTGCAGCGACAGCCCTCTACGCGGCGCGACGGGCCGAGGCGGACGAGGGGGCCGTGGTCTCGTGGGAGTCGTGCTACGACGAGAAGGAACTCTCCGCGATCCAGCACGCCTACAACAAGCTGATCGATGACGGCCCAGATGCGTTCGCCAGTGAATGCCAGCAGGCGCCGGAGCGGAAGAAGGAGACCGACGGCGAGGACCTGTCGGAGAAGCGGCTGGCGGCGAAGCTCAACGGGCTGGATCACAGAGTGGTTCCGCTGGCCTGCGACAAGATCACCGCGTTCGTCGACGTTCAGGGCAAGCTGCTGTACTACGCCGTCTGTGCCTGGGGCGCCGGGTTTCAGGGGGCGGTGATCGATTACGGCACCTATCCGGATCAGCGTCGCCCGCTGTTCACGCTGCGGGAAGCCAGTCGAACCCTGCAGCACGTCGCCCGCGGGGCCGGTCCCGAGGGGGCGATCTACGCCGGTCTGCAGGCCCTCGCGGGTGACCTGCTCGCCCGGGAGTGGCGTCGCGAGGACGGCACATTGCTCAACGTTGCCCGGTGCGTGATCGACTCGGGGCACTGGACGGAGACGGTCCACACGGTCTGCCGGCGGCCGGAGTTCGGCGGGCGACTGATTGCCTCGAAGGGGATGGGGATCACCGCAGCCAAGAAGCCAATGACCGAGTACGAACGCAAGCCCGGTGAGACGCACGGCCTCAACGCGATGATCGGTCCTGCGGGGCAAGGGCGTCGATTGCTCAAGATCGACACGAACTGGTGGAAGACATTCGTGTCGGCGCGGCTGATGACGCCTCTGGGTGACGCGGGATCTTTGTCCGTCTGGGGCACGGATCGCGAGACGCACCGCATGCTGTTCGGCCACCTGCTGGCGGAATACTGCACGCCAACCACGGGGAACGGTCGCGTGGTCGAGGTGTGGGCCCAGCGCCCGTCGAGGCCGGACAACCACCTGTGGGACTGCGTTGTCGGCGCGGCCGCGGCTGCGTCGTTCGAGGGGGTGTCGCTCGCTGGACACGAGCAGACGACGGGATCAGGGCGCCGCAAGGTGAAGCTGCCAGGGAGGCGATGATGGACGATACCGATCGGCGAGTGGCCAAGCTGCCAACAAACTTGGACGCATCGGGTCGCCCCGTGTGCCCCAGATGCGGAGGACAGCACTTTCATGTCTCGCACTCGCTGCCCTGGGCCAGCGGAGAGAAGCGTCGACGCCGGCAGTGTCGTCACTGCGGCTGGGTGATGACGACCGTCGAAAAGCCGGAGTGATGCTACCGGTAGCATATTTCCGGAAATCTCCTGTCTGATGCGCAGAAGTGATTGAAATGGATTGAGAATAGACGCAGTATTCGCCCGCCGGACTGATCCCCCGGTGACAACGCGAAGCCCGTGCGGGGGCCGCATACCCTCGCACGGGCTTTTTGCATGTCCGTTGATTCGATCACCAGCGCGATTGAAACCGCCGTGGACTTGCCGCAGTCGACCTCGGTCGATGGGCAGACAGTCACGGAGCGGTCGCTGCAGGATCAGATCGCCGCGGCAAAGTTCGTCGCGGCCCAGAAGGCTGTGGAAGCTGCCCCTGCCAAACGGGCGCTGCCGTTCCGGACGATGCGCATGGTTCCGCCGGGGGCCTCGTGATGCTCGGCTGGATGCGATCACTGTTTGCCTCGGGCTCTCGGTCAACGGCCATGCCGACCGGCTGGGCCAAGTTGCGGGCACGGTACGACGCGGCGCAGACCAACGACGAGAATCGTCGTCACTGGGCGAACGCTGACGGAATGTCGGCTCGATCGGCCAATTCGCCGCATGTGCGACGTACGCTGCGGATGCGATCGCGGTACGAAGTCGCAAACAACTCCTGGGCCGCGGGCATTGTTCGCACGGTCGCCAATCACACGATCGGCAGCGGGCCGCGGCTGCAGTTGCTCACGGCGAACGCTGAAGCGAATGACCGGGTCGAGCGGACGTTTCAGCGATGGGCACGCGCGGCTGGCCTGCATGAAAAGCTGATCGTCGCCAAGCAGACGCAGGTGCGGGACGGGGAATGGTTCTGTCTGCTCACCCGCGATCCGTCGCTCTATCCGATCCAGCTTGCGTTGCGACCGCTCGAAGCGGATCAGGTGGCCTCGCCGTTCTCGTCGCCAACCGATCACACGGTGGTCGACGGGATTCGGGTTCGAGACGCGGGCGAACCGGTCGAGTTCTACATCCGGGATCATCACCCCGGAGACACCAGCTTCGCCCCGACGCTGAGCGGCGACTGGTATCCGGCACGTCACGTCCTGCACTACTTCCGGCAAGACCGGCCCGGCCAGGTGCGTGGTGTTCCGGACATCACGCCCGCCCTGCCGCTGTTCGCGCTGCTGCGACGGTTCACACTCGCGACCTGCGGGGCTGCCGAGCAGGCCGCGAACATGGCCATGTTTCTCAGCTCGACGACCAGTGCGCTGCCCCCGGCGCAGATCGAGGAAGGCGACTTCGCCTCGGTCGACATCGTCCGGAACATGCTGAACATCATGCCGGAAGGGTGGAGGCCGGAGCATCTCAAGCCCGAGCATCCGTCAACGACGTATGAGATGTTCCAGAAGGCGATGCTGAACGAGATCGCCCGCTGTTTGTCGATGCCCTACAACATCGCCGCTTGCAACAGCGCGGGTTACAACTACTCGTCCGGCCGGCTGGATCACCAGACGTACTATCGCTCGATCGAGATTGATCAGGCGTTGATCGAGGCCCGGATTCTCAACCAGCTTTTCCGCGAGTGGCTCCTCGAAGCGGTGTTCGTGCCGGGGTTGCTGGACGGCCTGCCGCCGATCCACCAGATCGAGTTCACCTGGCAATGGGATGCTGAGCCGGTCATCGACGAGCAGGCGGCTGCTGCGTCCGCGGCGAAGCGACTCCAAAGCGGTCAGACGACGCTCGAATACGAGTACGCCCGCGGCGGTCTGGACATCGCCAAGGAAACGGCCCGCGCCGCTGCGTTCTTCGGCATCACGGTCGAGGAGTACAAGGCTCGGCTGCTGGGTGTCATCCTGCCGGCCGCTGTTCCCGCGCCGATGCAGGCTGCTGCGGATCCGGCTGCCAGCGGTGGCGAGTTCGGCTCGGTGAGTCGGCTGCAGTGGAAGCGTAACCGCAAGGCGATTCAGGACGTCCTGGGCGAGCTGATCGCGGGCACGGCGTCCGAGACTGCGTCCCGCGAAATGCTGCGTTCGCTGGGTCTGAGCGAAGAGCGGGCCAACGTGTTGATTCAGGATGCGCTTGACGGGGTCGTTGACGATCCGTTGGCCGAGGAGGCGTTGTCGTGATCCCCATGCTCAGAGCGTCCGGAAAAGTGTCTCGTTGGGCTGCCACCGTCTCGGTGAAGGCGGCGGCGGGAGAGGGGCGATCCCCGCAGTTCAGCATCGCGGCCTACAACGGCGGGCGGCTGTTCGTCGAGGGGTTTGACCTGCCGGTGGTGATCGACCTCGCGGGCCTGCAGTTGCCCGAGTCGGTTCCGCTTCTGGCTGAGCATCGCACCGAGATCGACGCGGTTCTCGGGCAGGGAACGCCAACGAAGTCGGGCACGTCTGTCACGCTCGACGGTCAGATCATGGCGGCCACATCAGCGGCCAAGCAGGTCGTCGACATGGCGACCGCGGGCTACCAGTGGCAGGCCAGTGTGGGCTGCCTTGTGCTGGCCCAAGAGCAAGTTCCAAGCGGTCAGAAGGTGTCCGTAAACGGCCAGGAATTCACTGGGCCGGTCATCGTCGCGCGGGAGTCCGTGCTGCGTGAAGTCTCCATTGTGCCGAACGGGGCTGACCCGACAACGGCGGTCTCGATCGCGGCGAAGGCCGCCAAACTGAAAGGGCAAGCCATGAATTTCGAGGACTGGCTGAAGTCGCTTCAACTGGACATCGCCACGCTGTCGGAGGAGGCGAAGGCCGCTCTGATGGAAATGTACACGGCCAAACAGCAGCCGCCGGTGCCCGTGCCCGAACTGGATGCGAGCAAGACGCCCACGCCGGCTCCGGCCGATGCGGTCAAGGCGGCCCTGGCCGAGCAGCGGAAGCTCGAAGCGGCCGAACTGCGGCGCGTTGCGGAGATCAAGGCCAAGGCCTCGAAGCATCCGCTGATCGCGGCGACAGCGATCGAGGGCGGTTGGTCGGTCGACAAGACCGAGCTGGCTGTCCTGCAGGCGGAACGCCCGAAGGCTCCGGCCGGGCATGTCCCCGAGAACGACTCCGGTCCGGCCGTTCTGCAGGCGGCGGTGTGCCTGCAGGCGAAGCTGACCAACGTCGAGAAGAAGTTCGACACCAAGACGCTGGAAGCGGCTGATAAGTGGGCGCGGGATGGTGTGAGTCTGCACCGCCTGATGCTCGAGGCCGCTTGGGCCAACGGGTACGGCGGGCGGTTTGTCACCCGGTCGACCCTGCAGGAAGTTCTGCAAGCGGCGATGCCTCCGAAGGCTCTGCGGGCCGGGTTCACCACGCTCAGCCTGCCGGGCATCTTCTCGAACGTCGCGAACAAGTTTCTGCTGGACGGGTACAACCACGTTGAGCAGGTCTGGCGGCAGATCTCGGCCGTCGCCTCGGTCAGCGACTTCAAGACCATGACCCGCTATCGCATGATCGACGGCGGGCTGTTCGAAGAAGTCGGCCCGACCGGCGAGCTGAAGCACGGGACGCTGTCGGAAGAGTCGTTCACCAATCAGGCCAAGACGTACGGTCGACTCTACTCGATCACCCGTCAGGACCTGATCAACGATGACCTCGGGGCACTGACGTCGCTTCCCCAGCGGATCGGGCGGCAGGGGGCTCTCAAGCTCAATGTCGCGTTCTGGACGGCGTTCCTCGACAACTCGACGTTCTTCACGACTGGCCGTGGGAACTACATCGAGGGGTCGACGACCAACCTGTCCAGCTCGGCCCTGTCGCAAGGTGTGACGGCACTCCGAAAGCTGGTTGACCCCAGCGGAAACCCGGTCAACGTCAAGCCGAAGTTCCTGCTGACTGGCTCGACGCTCGAACCGCTCGCGGCCGAGCTGTTCTCGTCGCGGCAGATCGTGATGAACTCCTCGGGCAAGCAGCCTTCGGACAACATCCACTTCAACAAGTACACGCCCCTGGTGTCGGATTACCTGGAGGCGTCCTCGATCTCGGGGAACAGCGCGACCGCGTGGTATCTCCTCGGGGACCCGCAGGACGTTCCGACGATCGAAGTGGTGTTCCTCGATGGGGTGGAAACGCCCACGGTGGAAGACGCCGATGCGGACTTCGACACGCTCGGTGTTCAGATGCGCGGGTTCTTCGACTTCGGTGTGAGCAAGCAGGACTGGCGTGGCGGGATCAAGTCGAAGGGCGCGGCGTAACCAACGCGGGGTAACCCGCAGTCTCACGGCGGCCGGGATCGCCCGGCCGCCTGATTCCCACCAGCAATACCACAGGAGTAAGTGATCATGGCGAATCTGTTTGTTCACGAGGGGCAGTCTGTCGACTACACGCCCGCGGCTGCCGTCAACGCTGGCGTCGTGGTGGTGCAGAACGGCCTAGCGGGGGTAACGCAGCGTGACATCGCTGCCAACGCTCTCGGGGCACTTCGCATCGAGGGCGTGTTCGATTTCGACAAGCAGTCGTCTCTGGCCATCGCTGCCGGTTCCCCGGTGTACTGGGACGCTGCCAACAGCGTTGCCACGACGACCGTGCCCGGCAACACGCTCATCGGGCGAGCCGTTGTCGCGGCGGGCGCGTCCGATACGTCTGTCCGCGTCTACCTTCAGCCGACCAACGACCACAGCTCGCTGCTGTTGTCGGCGGTGGCCGCTTCCACGGCGATCTCGAACACGGCGACGCAGACCGCGTTCGACCAGGCCGTGACGATCCCGGCCAACACACTCCGGGTGGGCGATGTGATCCGCGTGGTGGCCCAGGCCATCGCGACGGCCACGAACTCGACGGACACGCTCAACGTGACGTTGCGGATCGGGACGCAGGATGTCATCGCCACTGGGGCCGTCGACGTCGCGAACAGCGATGTCGCGGTGATCACGGCCGACCTGGTGATTCGCACGATCGGGGCCTCGGGCACGTTCGTGGCGGCGGGCCTGACGGCGATCGGGGCGGCTGGCACGGCGACGGCTCGTCCGCAGATCCGGGCGTCAACCGCGATCGACACGACGGCCGCGCTCAGCGTCAACGCCACGGCGACGTGGTCGGTGGCAAACGCCGGGAACTCGGTTCGCCTCGACGTGATGGACGTGCAGTTGATCCGACGGTAACGACACTCCGCGCCGGGCGGATAACCCCGGCAACGTCGCAGGCGGATCGGTGTCCAGCTAAGGCCCATAACCTTGGACCGGTGGGTTCAACTCCCACGCCTG